CGGCAGCGTGCGCTCGCCCATTTCGGGCTATCCCGCCGACGGGCTGAACCCGAACCGCCTGGCATCCATCCTGCGCGAGGCCGACGCGGGTGACGCCATCCGCTATCTGGAACTCGCCGAAACGATCGAGGAGCGGGACGCGCATTACCTCGGCGTCCTTGGCACCCGCCGCCGCGCCGTCAGCCAGATGCCCTTCACCGTCGAGGCCGGTGATGACACGCCCGAGGCCGAGGCCCATGCGAAGATGGTCCGCGACTGGCTGATGCGCGACGAGCTGACCGAGGAGGTCTTCGACATCCTCGACACGATCGGCAAGGGCTATTCGATGTCCGAGATCATCTGGGACACCTCGGAAGGCCAGTGGATGCCGCTCCGCCTTGAATACCGCGACCCGCGCTGGTTCCGGTTCGACCGGAACGACCTGAAGACTCCGCTGATGCTGACCGACACCGGGCAGGAGGTGGCGCTGCCCGCCTTCAAGTTCATCTTTGCCCAGATCCGCGCGAAGTCGGGCATCACCCTGCGGTCGGGCCTTGCCCGCGTCGCGGCCTGGGGCTGGATGTTCAAGGCCTATACCCAACGCGACTGGGCGATCTTCACCCAGACCTATGGCCAGCCATTGCGGCTGGGCAAGTTCGGCCCGAGCGCAACCGAGAAAGACAAGAACACCCTTTTCACCGCCGTGTCGAACATCGCCGGGGATTGCGCCGCCATCATCCCGGAATCGATGCAGATCGAGTTCATCGAGACCTCGAACGTCGGCCAGTCTTCCGACCTTTACGAGAACCGGGCGAACTGGCTCGACATGCAGATCTCGAAGGCCGTCCTCGGCCAGACCGCGACGACCGATGCGGTGACCGGCGGCCTCGGGTCCGGCAAGGAGCACCGCGAGGTGCAGAAGTCGATCCAGACCGCCGACGCGCGCGCCCTGGCCGCCATCCTGAACCGGGATCTGATCCGGCCCTGGATGCAGCTCAACTTCGGCCCGCTGAAGGTCTACCCACGTCTGAAGATCGAGGAGCCGGAGAAGGAAGACCTGGTCGCGCTCTCGACCGCGATCGGCGGCCTGGTCGACCGGGGCCTTGAGGTGGACCAGGGCGAGCTTCGCGACAAGTTCGGCCTCTCCGACCCCAAGCCGGGGGCCAAATTGCTGCGGCCGAGTGGCGGGATTGGCGGTGGCGGCGCACCCGTGACCGACCCCACGCCCCCGAATTCCGAATTTAAACGGGTTTCCGGCGAAATTAAACGGGTCGAAGCCCCGCCGGGTACCGAGACCGCCCTCAACCGGGAAGGGGCTCCTACGGCCCTCTCACGGCCTCTTTCGGAAACCGACCTTCTGGCCAACCGGCTGGCCGTCGAGGCCGCCCCGGCGATGGGCGCGATGCTGGCCCGGATCGAGGCGATGCTCGAGGCCGCCGGTAGCCTGGAAGAGTTCCGCGAGATGGTCCTGACCGCCTACCCCGATCTGGACGTGACCGAGCTGGCCGGCGTGATGGCCGAGGCGATGATGGCGGGCCACACCGGCGGGCGCGCGGCAGTCCTGGCCGAGAGCGAGCCGGGCGATGGCGAATGAGCTGACCGCGACCTTCGGGAAGCCCTTCAAGGAAGCCGTCGCCGCCTTTCGACTGCGACTTGGCAACCTGGTGCCGACCGCCCGCTGGGACGATCTCTGGCAGGAACAACACGACCGCGCCTTCATGGTGGCCGGGGCAACCAAGGCCGACCTTCTGGCCGACCTCGCCGCCGCCGTCGAGAAGGCGATCGCACAAGGCACGAGCCTGGAAGAGTTCCGCCGCGATTTTCGCAAGATCGTCGAAGAGCGCGGCTGGCATGGCTGGACCGGCGAGGGCACCAAGGCCGGCGAGGCCTGGCGCACCCGGGTGATCTACCGGACGAACATGCGGGTCTCCTATGCCGCCGGCCGCATGGCCCAGCTGGTGGAGGGTGGCTTTACCCTTTGGGTCTACCGCCACGGCGGATCGGTCGAGCCCCGCATCATCCACCTTGGCTGGGACGGCCTGGTCCTGCCGCCGGAGCATCCGTTCTGGGCGACCCACGCGCCCCCGAATGGCTGGGGCTGCAGCTGTTATGTCGTCGGGGCGGACAGCTTCGAGGGGGCGCAGGATTTGGGCGGCCAGCCGGGGAAGAAGCTTCCGGACGGCTGGCAGAAGCTGGACCCGAAGACTGGCGCGCCGGTCGGCATCGACAAGGGCTGGGCCTATGCGCCGGGCCGCAGCGCGGCGAACGACATCATTGCGGCAGTGACCGGGAAGGTTGCGGCACAGCCCGCCGAGATCGGCGCGGCCTTGATGGACAACGTTCTCGCCAATCCCGATCCTCTAGGCCGGCTAGTCGCCGACTTCGGTGACTTCGTGGATCGGGCGCTGAGTTCAATGGTCGAGCGCAACTTCATGATCGTAGGGGCGCTGAAACCTAACTGGGTCGCTGCCGCCAAAGCGGCAGGTGCAGCCCCGCAGAGTGCCGAGATCGCGGTAACCGACCTAAGCGTCCAGCATGCCTTTCGGGGAACGCCGAACGTTACCGCAGTCGGTCGTCCATCCACGCGCGCCGCCAAGGTCGCTCCTCTCGATCTTGACTGGTACAAGGATCTGCCGAGGCACCTGATGCAACCAAGGGCCGTGCTTCTCGATACGAGTCAGCGCACCCCCGCCTTCATTCTCGTGTACGACGTCCCAGGCGCGGTCGCGAAACTGGTGGTGAAGGTGGACACGCCGGTGAAGAAGGCGGGCGGAGTGCTCAACGTCCTGCAGTCGGGACGTCTGCTGGAAGAACGCGCGATCAGGGCGCTGATCGGGCAGGGGGCACAGGTCATCGAGGGGGAAGTCTGAGGCCGGGTTGGACTCGAACCAACATCAGTCGGCTTTTCTGCGGACCCCCTTGCCCATCGGGGTACACGGCCTCGACCGGAAGATAGGCTCGTCTTCCCCGAAAATCAACCAATCTACCCGACACAGGACGGACCAACATGATCACCCTGGAAATCACGAACGACCAGATCACTCCGGCTCTGCAGAGGGCAGCGGACGCCTTTGACGATCTGACGCCGCTGTTTCAACGCCTCGGCGAATACCTTGTGAAATCTACGACCGACCGCTTCCCCACGGGTCGCGCGCCAGATGGATCAGTCTGGGCCCCGAAATCGCCGACGACGCTTGCGGCCTATGGGGCGCGGAAGACGAACCGCATGGACACCCGCCCGCTATTCGGACCATCCGGGGCGCTCTCCTCGACGATCAACTATGAAGCCTTCCCGGACCGGATCGAATGGGGCTCGCCCATGATCTACGCCGCCGTCCAACAGTTCGGCGCGGGCAAGGGGGCTTTCGGTCAGACGAGCCGGGGTGCGCCGATTCCGTGGGGCAACATCCCGGCCAGGCCCTTCCTCGGGATCTCGGCTGACGATGAAGCGCCTATGCTGCGCCGCGTCGCCGAGTGGCTTGAGCGCGCGGCCGCAGGCGGCGCTTGACCGGCCTGCCCGGCCCGGTCAAGCTGACCTCATCCCCACAACGCCCCTGACCGGCCTTTCCCGCAAGCCCTTGCGGATGGTTTGCCCCTGCCCCGATCGCGATGATCCGGGGCATGACGCAAGCTGCCCCGCCCCTTCTGAAGGCCACGCTGGCCGCTCTCGACCTCGCTGATGCGGGCGAGGTGCCCGAGTGGGTCCACCTTCTGCCCGCCGCGAGCGGAAAGGTCCAGACCACTGACAGTCGCGGCCCTTACCTGGTCGAGGATGCCGAGGCGATCATCGCAGCCAGCTTCGCCGACCAGCCGAAGCTGCAGATCGACGAGAACCATGCCGAGGACCTGAAGTCCGGCAAGGGTGAGCCTTCCCCCGCCCGGGGCTGGATCACCGAGCTGCAGGCCCGCGCTGACGGGATCTGGGGCAAGGTCGAATGGACCGGCGCAGGCCGCGCCCTGGTGGCCGACAAGGCCTACCGGGCGATGTCGCCGGTCATCCTGCACGACAAGGCCAAGCGGGTCGTTGCGATCCTGCGGGCCAGCCTTGTGAACCGCCCGAACCTCAAGGGCCTCGTTACCCTCAACCAGGAGCACTCCATGGAACCCATGGCAAAGGTGGCCGATGCGCTCGGCCTGTCGGAGGGGGCGTCGGCAGATGACATCCTTTCCGCGATCAGCGCGCTGAAGAAACCGGAAGGCGAGGCTGCGCTGCAGTCTGCCCTGGCCGACATCGGCGTGGCCTTCGGGCTGCAGGCCGACGCAAAGCCCGAAGCCATCGTCGCCGCCGCCAAGGTCGCCAAGGGCGGCCAGGCCGAGCTGGTCGCGCTGCAAAGTCAGGTCAGCACCCTCACGACCCAGCTGACCGCGCTGCAGGGCGCGGAGAAGCGCAAGTCGGCCGAGGCCTTCATCGACAAGGCCATCGCAGACCGCCGCGCCGGCATCAACGCGACCAACCGCGAGGACATGATCGCGCTGCACATGTCGGACACGGCCACGGCCGAGAAGCTGGTGAATGGCATGCCGATGCTGACCGCCACCGGCACCGTCACCACCCCGCCGCCCGACCAGGACGGCAAGGTCAGCCTGAACGCCGCCCAGATCGAGGCCTGCCTGGCCCTTGGCATCAAGGAAGACGACTACCTGAAAACCCTGAAAGAGGAGGCGCGCTGATGCCGCTGACCGCAGACCGCAACACGCCCGCCTACATGGGCGAAATCCGCGAGCAGCCCGTGGGCGCCGCGACCCGCGTCTTTGCCGGCGCGCTTCTGATGCGCAACGCCGCGGGCTTCATCGTCCGGGGCGCCGTCGCCACCGGCTGCTTCGGCGTCGGCGTGGCCGAGCAGCCCTTCGACAACACCGCCGGCGCCAACGGCGCCGCGAACATCCGCTACAACAGCCGGGGCACCTACCGCTTCCGCAACTCGTCCGCCGGCGACCTGATCGTGCAGGCCGACGTGGGCGGCATCGCCTGGATCGCCGACGACGACCAGGTCGCCAAGACCAACGGCACCAACACCCGTTCCCGTGCGGGCATCATCGAGGCGGTCGACGCGCAAGGCGTCTGGGTCCGCATGGATGAAGCCATCACCCGCGCCGCGTAAGGAGAGACCTGACCATGATCGTTTCCCAAGCTTCCCTCGACGCGCTGCGGGTCGGCTTCAAGGCCGAGTTCCAGCGCGGGCTCCTGATGGCCCCGCCCCTGAAGGACCGGGTCGCCATGACCGTCCGGTCCTCGACCTTCGAAAGCCGCTATGGCTGGCTGAAGAAGCTGTCCGGCATGCGCGAATGGATCGGTCCGCGTGTCGCCGACAACCTGGAAGAATCGACCTACTCGATCCAGAACCGCCACTTCGAGAAGACCGTGACGGTCGACCGCAACGACATCGAGGACGACAACCTTGGCCAGTACTCGGCCATGTTCGCCGAGATGGGCGAGCTTGTCTCGGCCCTGCCCGAGCAGCTGGTCTGGGGCCTTCTGAACGCGGGCTTCACCACCAACGGCTTTGACGGCGTCCCCTTCTTTTCGGCCACCCATCCGATCAACGACGCCAACGGCGTGGCGACGACCTATGCCAACACCGATGGCGGTGCCGGCACGCCCTGGTTCCTCTTGAACACCACCCGGACGGTCAAGCCGATCATCTACCAGGAGCGGAAGCCCCCGGAGTTCGTGACGCAGGACGATCCGGCCCTGCAGACCGTCTTCCAGAACCGGCAGTTCACCTATGGCGTCGATATGCGCTGCAACGTGGGCTACGGCTTCCCGCAGATGGCCTGGGGCTCGCGCCAGACCCTGAACGCGGCGAATTACGCCATCGGCCGCGCCGCGATCCAGAACATGAAGGGCGACGGCGGCCGTCCGCTGGGCCTCGTTCCGAACCTTCTGGTCGTGCCGCCCAGCTTGGAAAGCGCCGGTCGCCAGATCCTGAACTCGGAATACGGCACCGGCGGCGTCACCAACGAGTGGAAGGGCACCGCCGAGCTTCTCGTCGTACCGTGGCTCGCCTGAGCCTGACGGTCTGATCCAGCAGAGGGGCCGGCCCGGCCTACCGGACCACGGGCCGGCCCCTTCCTCGATCTGATCTTGCAGGACCCCGCATCCCCACTGCCGAAAGGAAGACCATGTCCCGCCCGCCGAAGCCCAAGGCTGCCACGGCAGCCCAAGCCCCTGCAGACACCAATCCGGCTTCCCCCCAGGTGCCGGACACCACCGGTGCCGACAGCGCGCCCGCGCCTGCGTCGGCAGCCGCAGCCGCAGAGGCCGCGACGGCACCGGTGGAACCCATCCCCGAAACCCCGGCGGACTGGATCACCCCCGCGCCCTGGCCCGGGTCGGCCGAGTGGTTCGCCGCCGACCGGGCGCGCCATCGCTGACGCCCGGGCAAGCCTGACACCCTGACCACCCAAGAACCACAGCGAGGAGCGAATGCCCTACGTCACCCTGGCCCAGCTGATCGACCGCTACGGAGAGCCCGCCCTGGTGGCGGTCACCGATCGCGGCCAGTTCGCCGCCGGGGTGATCGACGAGGCCGCGATCGACCGCGCCGTCGCCGACGCCGACGCCACGATCGACGGCTACCTTGCCCGGCGCTACCAGCTGCCCCTGACCGTGGCCCAGCCCCTTCTCGTGAAGATCGCCGGGTCGCTCGTCTTCTACAGCCTGCACACCTTCCAGCCGGACGAGAAGATCGTCGCCGACCAGAAGGAGGCGCTGGGGATGCTGCGCGACATCAGCGCAGGCACCGTCGCCCTGACCGCCGCCGGGGTCGAGACGCCGAACGTCGAGGGCTCCGGCGCGCGGATCACCGACCGCGACCGCCAGCTGACCCAGGACAACATGACGGGCTTCATCTGATGCTGGCCGATGATGTCATCCAGCGCCTGAAGGACCTCGTCCCCCAGCTGACCCATCGGGTCGAAGGCGCGGCCCACCTCGCCCAGCTGATGGCCGCGAACCAGCTGCCGCAGCACACGCCGGCCGCCCATGTCATCGCGGCGGGTCTGGCGGGCGGCGCGCCGGACGCCAGTGCGGGCCTCTTCCGGCAGCCTTATGACGAGACGGTCGCGGTCTACCTGACCTTCCGCAATGTCCAGGGTTCGGGCAGCAACGCGCTCGACCTCTTCGACGAGGTCAAGTGGGCGGTGATCAACGCCCTTTGCGGCTGGGCCCCGGAGGACACCGTCGGCGTCTTCCGCCTGGTCCGGGGCCAGGTCGAAAACATGGCCACCGGCACGCTTCTCTACCGCATCGACTTCGCCATCGGCGACCAGCTGAGGATCGCATCATGACCAACGAGACCCTGCCCGAAGAGCTGCCGTCTGGCGGCGGTTCCTACATCCGCGAGAAGGATGGCAGCCTGACCCTGGTCGAGGCCCCGACGGCTGACGGCTACCGTCTGGCCGTCCGCGCGGCGGCTTCTGAAACGCCGGTTGAAGCCCCCGTTGAAGAGGGTCCTGCGCCCGCCTTCAAATCCCGCCGCGCGCCCGTGACTGCACCCGTGAAGGAGGCCTGAGATGACCACCCCCCTGAACTGGCGGTCGAAGATCCTGCTCTTCAAGATCGAGACGACCTACGGCGTCGATCCGGTACCTGTCGTGGGCACCGACGCGATCCTGGCGACCGACGTCCGCCTGCTGCCGATGGAAGGCACTGATGTCAATCGCGACCTCGATCTGCCCTATTACGGCGCGCAAGGCACGATCCCGAACGAGCTGCACGCGAAGCTGAGCTTCAAGGTCGAGCTTGCACCCTCGGGCACGGCCGGTACCGCGCCCGCATGGGGCCCCTTGCTGCGCGCCTGCGGCTGCGCCCAGGTGGTGAACGCGGGTGTCAGCGTCGTCTACAACCCGATCACCGACAACCAGGCCTCTGGCACCTTCTACGTCTGGATCGGCACGACACGCTACGCCCTGACGGGCTGCCGGGGCACGGCCAAGTTCACGATCAACGCCCAGGGCATTCCCTACATCGAGTTCAGCTTTACCGGCCTCTTTACCCAGCCGTCGGAACAGACACGCGGCAACCCGGTGCTGACCGCCTTCCGCGCCCCGCGCGTCGTGTCCTCGGCCAATACGCCGACCTTCACCATCAATGCCGTCAGCCTTGTGATGCGGAGCTTCGAGCTTGACCTTGCCTGCCAGGTCGAGCCGCGCTTCCTGGTCGGGGCCGAGGCGATCCTGATCACCCAGCGCGAGGACATGATCAAGTGCCAGGTCGAGGCCGAGGCGCTGACCCTGATCAACCCCTTCTCGCTGGCCGCAGCCCAGACCGCCGTGCCGGTCAACCTGGTGCACGGCGTCGGCGCGGGCAACATCGCCACCCTGAACGCGCCCTCGGCCCAGATGCAGCGCCCGCAGGGCCTGGAGAACGCGCAAGGAATCAAGGAGTGGCCGCTGAGCCTGATGCCCCTGCCGACGGGGAACGGCAACAACCAGTGGACGCTGACGCTGACGTGATAACCGGCCGGGGTGCTGACCCCGTGCGACACCAGGGGCGGGCCATCGATGACCCGCCCCGACCCCAACCCTGAACGAGGCTGCCATGTTCAAGATCGTCAAGAACCCGACCTTCACCCATTCCGTTCCCGTCATGGTGCCGGTCGACGGCGGCCATGTGGAGCAGTCGCTGAAGGTCCGCTTCCGCGTCGTGCCCCAGGACGAGCTCGCACATCACGACCTCCGGACCCCGGAAGGCACCGAAAGCTGGTGCCGTGCCGTGGTGGCCGAGTTCGGCGATGTGGTGGGCGAGGACGACCAGCCCCTGCCACCGTCGGACGAGGTGACGAACACCCTTTTCCGGACCCCTTACGTGCAGGTGGCCCTGATCCGGGCCTACAGCCTCGCGATGGCAAAGGCCCGCGCGGGAAACTGATCTGGGCCGGGCGGGCCTGGGCAACCGGGACGCTCGGCGGCGAACGGCGGCCAGGCGACGAGGCGGCGGATGACGCCCGCCGCTGGGGCCTGATCCTGGAAGACGAGGACGACGATGACAGGGACGACGGCATCTGGGAGGAGCATGTGGGCGCGCTCAACGCCTTCCTTGCCGTTTCGACCCAATGGCGCGTCACCGGCCCCGGCGACGGCACCCTGCGCCGCACCGGCCTTGATTACCAGGGCGTCCGCGCGGGCCTCGAGATGGCAGGTGTCGCGATGACCCCCGCCCTCTGGTCCGACCTGCAGCTGATCGAGGCCGGAGCCTTGCAGGCGGACCGTGAGGGGGCCAGCTGATGGCGCTGGACTTCACCCTTGTCCTGCGGGCCGAGACGGCGGCGGCGAAGGCCGAGCTCGAGGCCGCCGCGCGTGGCATCCAGGGCGTGTCGACGGCGACCGAGAAGGCGACGACGGCGTCGAGGGCCAGCGCAACGGCAGCACAGGCTGAGGCCGCCGCGCGCCAGCGGGCAACCCAGGCGAACCGCGCCTACACCTCCTCGGCCGGCATGGCGGCGGGGGCCACCGGCAACCTCGCGGCGCAGTTCAACGACATCGGCATGATGCTGGCGGCGGGCCAGAACCCGCTGCAGCTGGCAATCCAGCAGGGCACCCAGATCACGCAGGTGATCGGCCCGATGGGTGCGGCGGGGGCTGCGAAGGCACTTGGCGCGGCGTTCATGGGCATGCTGAGCCCGATCAACCTGATCACCTTGGGCGTGATCGCCGCCAGCGGCTACATGCTCCAGTGGCTGACCGCTGCCGACGACGACGCGGCCGCCGTGACGGCCGAGTTCGAGCGCCAGAAGGCCGCGATCGAGGGCATCGTCGCCGAAACGGAGAAGCTGCGCCTTCAGCGCGGCATGATGAGCTCCGGGGCGCAGTCGCAGGACGAGCAGGTCGTTCTTGAGGAAATCACCCGCCTGACCGAACAGCGTGCTGCCGCTCAGGAACGGCTCAACTCACTTACCGAGATGGGCGGACGCGCTGCCGGCTTCGCGGGACAGGCGGCGGCGGCGCGCGACGCCCTCGCCGCCGAGATCGCCGGACTGGATGCGAAGATCGAAGCGTTGAACGCCCAGCGGGAGATCAACGCTGCAGCCGAGCGGAACGCCGAGCTTTCCGAGCGGATCAGGGCATCTTCGGGAGGAATCGCCTCTGCCCTTCAGTCCGCCGACGGGAGCCAGCTGGAAGCAGCCTTCCGCGTTGCCTTTCCGGCCGCCAGTGCCCTTCTCAGCATGGCGCAAAGCATCGTCTCGACCATCGGCGGAGCGCCCGCCCTGTTGGCCGCACAGTCCGGCCAGAACTACCTGGAGGCTCTGGGCAACCAGTCATCCGGCCCCGACGCCGCGCGGACGCGGGTCCAGTTCGGCGGCGCGATCAAGATCTCGCCTACCGGGGCCGGACTGCCCGCTGCTCGTATTCCAGGAAGAGGCGGCGGTGGCGGCGCAGCTGCTGCCCGCGACGAGGCCGATGCGCTGCAGGAGCTGATCGCCAGCCTTGAGGGCGAGGTCGCGGCCCTGCGGGTGACCGACCCGGTCCAGCAGGAGATGCTGCAGCACCGCGAGGCGCTGGCCGGGGCGACCGATGCGGAACGGCAGAAGGTCGAGGAGCTGATCGCCGCCCGCGAGCGTGAGGCCGCGGCGATGGAGGCCGCCCAGGAGCGGGCGGAGTTCTTCGGCTCCCTCGGCGAGAGCGCCATCGACGCCCTGATCGTGAAGGGCGAGTCCTTCAACGAGGTGTTGAAGCAGATCGCCTCGTCCCTGATCCAGGCCGCGATCCAGGCGGCGATCTTCGGCGAAGGGCCGTTCGGCAGCATCTTCGGTGGCACATCGATCATGGCCGGCATCATCCCCGGCCTTGCGACCGGCGGCATGGTGCGGGGCCCCGGCACCTCCACGTCCGACTCGATCCCGGCGATGCTGTCGAACGGCGAATACGTCGTGAACGCCAAGGCCACCGCCCGCCACCGCCACCTTCTCGAGGCGATCAACAACGGCGGCCGCGCGCGCTTTGCCGAAGGCGGGCCCGTTGGCGGCGCGGGCGGCGGGATCATCGGGCGGTCCGGACGCCAGATGCCCGCGACCGTGCTGATCGACCTGCGCGGCGTCCAGGGCGACCGGGCAATCGAGGAAAAGGTCCGCCGGGGCGCGGCCGAAGTCGTCGGCCTTTACGACCGGGAGGGCCTTGCCCCCAGCGTCCAGCGCGTGAGCCGTGACCCAAGGAGACGCGGCTGATGGCGCTGAGCTTTCCCCTTCCCCTTGCCACCTTCGCCGACACGCTGCTGGTCGCCGAAGCGAGCTGCTACCTGCCGGAGCAGATCGTGCAATCCCGCACAGCCGGGGGCGAGCAGCTGACCGCCGACATGGGCGAGCGGCTCTGGACCGGGCGCATCACGCTTGGCCCGATGACACGGACCGAGTTCGGGCGGCCGGACGTCCTGATCAGCCTTCTGCGCCAGGCGGGGCGGCCCTTCCTGATGTATGACCGCCGCCGCCCGAACCCGCTCGCGGATCCGAACGGCACGATCCTGGGCGCGGCCTCTGTCACCATCCTGGCGCTCGGCGGCGACCCGCGCGAGCTGTCGCTGGCGGGGCTCCCGGCAGGCTACACCCTCAGCGCCGGGGATTACCTTTCCTTCGCCTACACGACCCTGTCGGTCACGCGCCAGGCGTTGCACCGGGTGGTCGAAACGACGGTTGTCGCCAACGGGTCTGGGCAGACGCCACTTTTCGAGGTGCACCCGCCGATCCGCCCGGGTGCGGCGGCCGCCGCCGCCGTCACCCTGAGGAAGCCCTTCTGCAAGGCCGTGATGGTCGCGGGCGCGGCATCCGAGGCCACGGGGCGAAACACCCTTTACGAGGGACTGTCCTTCGACTGGGTCCAGAGCCTGAGGTGACAGATGCGCAGCTTCGACGCCCCGACCCTTGCCGCCCTTCAGTCCCGCAGCGCCATCGTCGCGCGCCTGCTGATCTGGGCCACCGCGCGGAACCGGGCCTCGGGCCTTCCTGAAAGCGTCGGCCTCTGGACCGGGGCGGACGACCGCAGCTTCACCATCGGCGGCAGTTCCCGCACCTACGTCGGCGCAGGCGGCCTGATGCAGGTGCCCCCGATGGTCAGCCAGATCGGGCTTTCGGTCCGCATGCACCGGGTGACCCTCTCGCCCCTGAACCAGAAGGTCATCGACCTGATCCGCGTCCACGACGCGCGCTTCGCCCCGGTCGAGATCCACCGCGCCCTTTTCGATCCCCTGACCATGGCGCTGATCTCCGAACCGCACCGCATCTTCAAGGGCCAGGTCGACGAGGTCGAGCTCCCGATCGACGGCGATGGCCTTCAGACCCGCTGCGAGGTGACACTCGCCTCTTCGGCCCGCTACCTGACCCGGACCCTGACCCTGAAGCGGTCGGACGCCAGCCAGCAGCGCCGGTCGGGCGACCGGTTCCTGCGCTATGCTGATGTTTCGGGCGAGGTCGACATCTTCTGGGGCGAGCGCCGGACAGGAGAGCGTCGGAGATGACCAGCCCTGACGCATCCCCGCCCGCCCTGGCCCGCCTGCCCGACTGGCGCCCCCGCCTTCAGGCCTACCTGCGCGACGTGGCGAACCGCCCCTTCGCCTATGGCAGCCACGACTGCGCGCTCTTCGCGGCCGGGGCCGTCGCTGCGATCACCGGCGCCGACCTCGCCGCAGAATACCGGGGACTTTACACCTCGTTGAAGGGTGGCTTGAAGCTCCTCGATCGTGACGGGATCGCCGACCACGTCGCCTTTCTGCGCGGCCGGTTCGACGAGATCGCCCCCGCCTTCGCGGCCGTGGGTGACATCGCGGTGATCGGCGAGATCGGCACCCAGGCACTGGGGATATTCGATGGCGAGCAGATCTTTGTCCTGCGCGAGGAGGGCCTGGGCCTGGTGCCCCGCGCCGCCGCAACGCTGGCCTTCCGGGTGGGCCTATGACCCGGACCCTCGCCCTTGCGCTGGCCGTCCTTGCCTTCGCTGCCGCCCCGGCGGAAGCCGATCCGGTCACCGCCGCGATCGGCGCCCTTGCCACCACGGTCGGGGCGGCACTCGCGGCCAGCCCGCTCCTGGCCTTTGCCACACGTGTCCTGCTGACCGTCGCCCTATCCGCCCTGCAGCGCGCCCTGATGCCAAAGCCGCGCGAGCCAGGCATCAAGACCAAGGCAACCCAGACCGGGGGCACCAACCCTGCGGCCTTCCCCCTTCTGAAATACGCGACCGCCGGAACCCATGTCTGCCCGCCGATGACGCAAGGCCGGTTCCGCGACACGCCGAACGCCTACCTGACCTACGTCATCCTTCTCAGCGACATTCCCGGCTGCACCCTGAGCCGCCTGATGGTCAACGGCCAGTATGTGACCCTCGCGGGGACCTCGCACCCCGACTACGGCTCCGACGTGACCGGAGAGTTCGCGAACTTCATGTGGGTGAAGTTCTATGACGGCAGCCAGACCGTCGCCGACCCGATGCTGATGACGGTCTACAGTGCCTATCCCGAGCGGCCCTGGGCTTCCGACATGATCGGGCGCGGCTGCGCCTATGCCATCGTCACCTTCCTTTACGAACGGCGCAAGTTCGCCGGGCTGCCCCGCGTCCGGTTCGAGATGAACGGGATCCCGCTTTACGACCCCCGGAAGGACACGACCGTCGGCGGCTCGGGCGCGCATCGCTGGGCCAACCCCGCGACCTGGGAGGCGACCGTGAACCCGGTCGTCGCGACCTACAACATCATGCGCGGCATAACCCTGCCGGACGGGTCGGTCTGGGGGGGTGGCTTCCCGGCGGCCGACCTGCCGCTTTCCACCTGGTTCGCCGCGATGAACGAGTGCGACCTGACCGTCGCGACCGGGGCAGGCAGCGAACCCCAGTTCCGCGCCGGATTCGAGGTCAGCGTCGACGAGGAACCCGCCGACGTGATCGACGAGCTGATGAAGGCCTGCATGGGCCGGGTGGCCGAGATCGGCGGCATCTGGAAGATCCGCGTCGGCGCGCCGGGCACGCCCGTCCTGACGATCACCGACGACGACATCGTAATCACGAAGCCGCAGGAGTTCCGACCGTTCCCGAGTTTCGCATCTTCCTACAACGGGGCGCATGCGAGCTACCCGAACCCCGGCAGCGGCTGGGAGACGAAGGAAGCCGAGCCCTACTACAACGCGACCTACGAGGCCGCCGACCAGGGCCAGCGCCTGATCGCCAACCTGAACCTCGTCGCCGTGCCCTACCCGGCCCAGGTGCGCCGGATCATGCGCGCAAGCGTCGAGGAGGACCGCCGCTTCCGCCGCCACGAGCTGACCCTGCCACCTGACGATGCCGTGCTGGAACCGCTGGACGCCATCGCCTGGACCAGCGCCGCGAACGGCTATACCACCAAGGTCTTCGAGATCGACGGCGTGACCGAGGATCTGCAGACCGCGCTGCCGGGCGTGATGCTGCGCGAGGCCGACGCGGCCGACTACAGTTATCCCGCCCTGCCCGCACCGGCCGAGATCTCGATCGCCCCGGTCATTCCGGCTGCACAGACAGTGGCCGGCTTTGCGGTGGCCGGTACCTCGATCGCCGATGCCGCCGCCGTGGCCCGGCGCCCGGCCCTGTCCCTGACCTGGAACGCTGCGCTGGACGATGTGACCGCCATCCTGTGGGAGGTGCGGGTGCAGGCGACCGGCACCGTCGTCGCGCGCGGATCGACGGCGAATGTCGCCGCCGGGGCGCTCATCGTGTCCGAGGGCATCCTTGCCAGCACGGCCTACCAGGTCCGCGCCTTCCCGGTGGTCGACCGCGATGCGGCCTGGACCGCGTGGACTGCGGCGACGACCCCGGCGACTCTGATCACCAGGCCCGACATTGCCGTTGGCGCGGTCACCGATGAATATCAGGCAGTCGCCCTTGGTCCATTTGCGGGGACTGCGCTGCCCCTTAACACCGTGGTCGCCAACCTCACGCTCGGTCCAAACGGGCCAGGCGAAGGATGGGAGCGCCGCATTCACTTTACCGCGCGATCGGCGACGGGTGCCGCCTGGCAACTTGTTCTGGAGCGCCGCATTGCCCAGCTTGGCGCTGGCTACGGGCCATGGACGACGCTTCAGACCTTCGACTTCCCCGCCGCATCCCCGAACCCGCTCGACATCTTCGGCGATGCCGGCACTCTGGCAGAGCCCTGGGACAACCTGCAGTATCGGTTGAGGGTCAGCGTCGCCCCGCCGGCCACCGGCACGCAGTTCCTGCAAGACGTCTACCTCACCACTGCGCGGGTGACCAAATGATCGCCTTCGCCATCCTCGATTCCAACGGCATCCCGACTGGCGGCGGCATGGCGCCCGACCTGCCGGAGGGTGCCGTCCCCTTGCCGGAAGGTTACCGGACCACAGACCTGAGGCGACTGCGCTTCCGCGACGGCGCCTGGGAGGAGCGGTCTGACCTGACCCCTGCCCTGGCCCCCACCCGCGCCGACCTGGCCGCCCGCGAGGCCGCCGTCCTTGCCCAGGCAAGAGCCGAGGCCACGGCCCGGATCAACGCCCGCACCGATGCCTTCCGCCGCCGCTACTACACCGCCATCGCCGGGCAGGACGCGCTCTACCTCGAAAAGCGGGCCGAGGCGCTGGCCTATATCCGTGAGGCCGAACAGTCCGGCGAGCCCGCCACGCTGGAAGACTACCCGCTGATCCAGAACGAGGTCGGCGTGACCGCGCCCACGGCCTGGCAGCTGGCGCAGATCTGGCTGCACCTTTCGGCCGCCTTCCGCAGCATCGGGGCCGCCACCGAACGCCCCCGCCAGGTCGCGCTGAACGCCATCGCCACCGCCCCGGATGAGGAAACGCTCATGTCCATCGCCGCCGACTTCGCCCAGGCGCTGGCCACCCTTGAAACCGCCCTTCAGACCAAAGGACCCTGACCCATGGCCTTCCAGTTCTCAACCGCCGCCCGCAACGCCAGCCTTGACGCGATCGAGACCGCGATCGGCGCATCCCCCACGCTCGAGCTCCGCTCGGGCGCCGCCCCGGCAAACACTTCCGCCGCCGACACCGGCACCCTTCTTGCCAGCATGACACTTCCCGCCGACTGGTCAGCCGCTGCCAGCGCGGGGGCCAAGACGCTTCTCGGCACCTGGCAGGACCTTTCCGCCGATGCGGCCGGAACCGTCGGCCACTTCCGGCTGAAACAAGGGGCCACCTGCCACATCCAGGGTTCGGTGACTGCGACCGGCGGCGGCGGCGACATGACGATCGACAACCCGGTCCTTGCCGCCGGCCAGCAGGTCACCGTGACCGCCTTCACCATCAACGCCGGCGGGGCCTGAGCCGATGCCGGACATCGACCTTTCCACCCTGACGCCGCGCGACCAGGACCCTGCCGACAGCCTGGTCGTGATGAAGGAAGGGTCGCCGGACGAGATGGGTCTGGTCCCCCGCGGAAGGTTTCAGTCCGCCCAGATTGTCACTGCCGCTCCCGCCACCGATCAGGCCAACTGGTCGCCGGCCGGCTTCAACGTGGCGACCAGCTTCATAAAGGCACAGCCGACCACGAACTGCTTCCTGACCGGCCTTGTTGCCGGCGCCGCCGACCGGGTCGTCACGATCTGGAACGACAGCGACTTCGTGATCTGCATCGAGCGCGAAAGCGGGGCCAGCACGGCCGCCAACCGCATCCGCGCGATCAGCCTTGGTTCGGTCTGGCTGTTGCCGCACGAGACGGTGCAGCTTCGCTACAGCGCCACGCTGAGCCGCTGGCTGGTAATGGACCAAAGCCGCGATGTGTTCGCGTCCTTCCTGCGTGGATCTCTGTTCCTGCCCAGCACCACGTCAGGCATCGAGGCCATCGGCCGCGGTGCGCTTTCGACGACGGCGACCGTCTCGACCACGGGTGCGGCAGCCAGCCCCGCAAACGACATGGAAGAATATGGCTTTTTCCAGATTACCAACTCGACGGCTGCCGGCACGTCCAGCGTCCGTCATGCCAGCTCGTACTATTTCCGGGGCAACACGGCAAACCGGCAGGGCTTTTTCCATAGCGGTCTGGTCAGGTTCAATGCCCTTGGCGCCACGGGTGCCTTGCGGGCGGGAATGACCACCAGCGTCGCAGGCATCGCATCGCTGAGTGCTGTTATCACGAACTGCCTGCTTCTGGGCGTGGACGCTGGCCAGACCACGCTTCGGCTGTTTCGTGGGGACGCTGCCGCCGGCACCCCTGTCGACCTGGGCGCGAACTTCCCTGCACCGAGCGCCACTGCCGTGTACGAGTATTGCTTCTTCTGCCCCCCGAACGCGGCAATCGCCCGTTACATGGTGCGGCGACTGGACAGCCGGTTCGTCGTCGAGGGCACGTTTACCACGAGCATTCCAAGCAACACGGCAAACCTTGGCCATCGGATCGAGGTCTTTGTCGGCGCGACGGCGGCGGCAAACACGATGCAGGCCGGGCACCTGCTGACGGTCGGACTGTAAGGGGGCGGACATGCAAGGCTACTGGGTAAGGTTCGGCAGTGACGGGATGCACGACGCCTACAGCGGTGCGCATTTTGCGGGCGCGGAATGGGTTGAGGGTGTCGATTCGGCAACTCTGGACACCTGCCGCCGGGTGGATGGCGCATGGGTTCTGCGCGATCCGGAGCCTGTGGCCGAGCCCACGCCCGAAGACATCGCCCGCCAGCGCGCCGAAGCGCATCAGACGGCGCTGGAAGAGCGCGAGCGCCAGATCGACGCGGCCATCCTTTCCTCCGGCGCCTACCGCCGCTTCCTGCGCGGCGAAATGACCCTGACGGCCTACCGGGAGGCGGCCAGCGAGATCGCGGCCAGCATCCCCATGCCGTTGGAGGCCACGCCATGACCCGGACCTACGCCGGCGACGAGGCCGACGACATGCGCGCCCGCTTCGTTTACCGCCCGGACGGATGGATCGACACGATCCGCATCCTGGACGGAAAGGGCCAACTGAAGGGCGACTGCGACGACGCGGCGGCGACGATGCTCTGGCGGGCAGAGGACCGCAGTCTGCGCTATTTCTGGTTCGCCCTGATCCTTGGCCGCGCCGCGATCTGGCGCTGCGTGACCGGCAAGGGCGAGCGCCACGCGATCCTCTGGCATCGGGATCACGGCTGGATAGAAAACGGGACCTTCGTCTGGACCGAGGAGCCCGCGCCGGACCTGACCCTGCGGTACAGGCGGTGGGTCATCACCATCGCTTGCAAGATGCTTCTGGGAAAGGTGCTCTGACCCATGGGCATCCTCGTCCTTGGCCCTGACCGGATCGTCCTGGGCGGCGACACGATCAGCCTGGGCGGACCGGATACGGGCGCCACGGCGACGGCCGCCGGCAGCCTGCCCCTGACCGGTTCGGCCGATGCCGACGCCCTTGCGCTGGGCACCTCATCCGGCGCGCTGGACCTGACCGGCAGCGCAGATGCCGACGCCCTTGCCAGGGCAACTTCTTCCGGCTCCCTGCCCTTGACCGGTTCTGCCACCGCGACCACCGGCAGTTCTGCCACCGCTACAGCGAACGGCACCCTGCCCCTGACCGGTAGCGCCGACGCCGACGCCCTTGCGCGGGGCACGTCCTCCGGCACCCTGGACCTGACCGGCAGTGCGGATGCCGACGCCCTGGCCCGCGCCACATCCTCTGGCACCCTGCCCCTGACCGGCAGTGCGGATGCCGACGCCCTGGCCCGCGGAGTGGCGTCCGGCACCCTCGACCTTACCGGCAGTGCCGATACCGATGCCCTTGCCCGCGCCACGGCCGCAGGTGCCCTGCCCCTGACCGGCAGCGCCGACGCGGATGCCCTGGCCAAGGCCGCTGCCAGCGGATCATTGCCCCTGGCCGGCTCTGCCGTTGCCGGTGGCGCGCCGGCCGTCGACTATTCGAGCGGACGCCTCGCCTTCGCGACCGCGACGGGCCGCGCCGGGCGCATTCTCAACAGCGCGCCGCGCAAGGGCCGGCTTCTGAACACCGCCCCCCGCCGTGGCACGATCCTGACCGACGGCAGCCGCAAGGGCACCATCCTCAATCCCGTCCGCGCGGGCACCATCCTGGAGCTGACCCCATGAGCAAGATCTTCATCATCCGGCAGGGCGACCGGCTGCCTTACCTCGCCTACGAGTTCGGCTTCAGCCTCGCCACCGCCGTCTCGGTCAGCTTCTCGGCCCGCGATGCCGCGACCGACGCCGTCTTCATCGACCGCCAGCCTGCGATCATCGCCAACGGGACCTACGTGATCAATGGCGTCAGCCGCGCCCTGACCCCCGCCGACGGCATCGTCTTCTACCCCTGGGCCGCCGGCGACACGGCCGTCGCGCGCAAGGGCGTACAAGGCCTCTTCCACATCACTTGGCCGGGCTCCCTCACCGAAAGCCTGCCCTCGGAGGGCTACGAGACCATCCGCATCGCCGATAACTTCTGACGCCCATCGACCGGGCGTTTGAAGGGGTGTTTCAGCACCCCTTCAAAACGGGGTCCGATTGCACCCGACCCCCGCCGACCAGCTTGAACTTATGGCCGCACCCGTACCCTCGAGGGCGGGGCCTTAGTGAGTTGGAATCACCCCCAATGTCCACCAGAGAAATTCAGCCCATTCGACCGATCGCCCCGTACCTGGGCGGCAAGCGCAACCTGGCAAAGCGCATCTGCGCCATCATCGACCGCGACAGCCACGAGACCTATGCCGAGCCGTTCGTCGGCATGGGCGGGATCTTTCTTCGAAGGTCACGCAGGCCGCGGTCAGAGTTCATCAACGACAGGGGTCGCGAGGTCTACACCCTGTTCCGGGTGCTGCAGGAGCACTACGTGGCATTCCTCGATCTCCTCCGGTTCCAGATCACCACGCAGGCGAACTTCGAGCGCCTGGTCGCCGTCGATCCAGAGACGCTGACCGACCTGCAGCGCGCTGCCCGGTTCCTGTACCTCCAGCGCCTGGCCTTCGGTGGGAAGATATCTGGGCGGAACTTCGGCCTAGCCGCAGACCGCCCGGCCCGGTTCAACCTGACGACGCTGGAACCCGACCTCGAGGCGCTGCACTCGCGCCTTTCCGGGGTCACCGTGATGAACTTGGACTATGCGGCCTTCATCGACCGCCTGGACAAGCCCGGCACCCTCTTCTACCTCGACCCGCCTTACTACGGGAACGAGGGCGACTACGGCCCCGGCCTCTTCGCCCGAGAGCGGTTCGAGGAGATGGCCGACCAGCTCGCGCGCATCAGGGGCCGGTTCCTCCTGTCCCTCAACGACCATCCGGATGTCCGTTCGATCTTCGCTCGGTTCCAGATGACCGAGGTCCGGACGACCTATTCGATCGGATCGAAGAAGACCGTCGAGGAGGCCGGGCGGGGTGAGCTGATCATCGGGAACTGGGAGGCGTGAGCCACCTTTGGCCGGCCGGTTGACCGCTGGAATCCGCCGTGCGAGTCTAAGTTATCGGACTGGGGAGCATCTCATGGGCAAGGACTCGAAGATCGAGTGGACGACCCACACGTTCAACCCGTGGTGGGGATGCACCAAGGTCTCAGAGGCCTGCAAGCATTGCTATGCGGAAAGCTGGGCAAAGCGGGTGGGGAAGGACGTGTGGGGCCCGAAAGCCGAGCGCCGGATGTTCGGTGACTCCCACTGGAGGGAGCCGCTTCGGTGGAATGCCGAGGCGGCAGGTGCAGCGGCCCGCCCGCGTGTATTCTGTGCTTCGATGGCCGACGTTTTCGAAGACCGGGCCGAACTCGATGCCCCCAGAGCCAGGCTCTGGGAGTTGATCGAAAGCACTCCGAACCTTGACTGGCTTCTGCTCACCAAAAGACCTGAGGTCGTCTTAACGAAGGTGCGCTGGGGTGACGACTGGCCAGCGAATGTTTGGCTCGGAACGACAGTAGAACTGCAAAAGCGGGCCGAAGAGCTGTTGCCCGAATTGGCCCGCGTTCCGGCTAAGGTAAGGTTCATTTCGGCAGAGCCGCTGCTAGGCCCTCTCGATCTTTCTGCATGGCTCGGAACAACGATCGACTGGGTCATCACGGGCGGTGAAAGTGGCCCGAAGGCCCGGCCAGCTTCTCCAGCATGGTTCCGGTCCTTGATGATCCAGTGCATGGAAAAGGACGTGCCTTTCCATTTCAAGCAATGGGGGGATTGGGCCCCGGGAAAAACTGCTAACCTTCCCAAGGCGAAGAACCTTCGAATCGCTCACGCTGAAGACGGCACTGAGATGTATCGCGTGGGGAAGAAGGTCGCGGGGCGGTTGCTGGACGGGAACGAGTGGGACGGTCTTCCAAGGGTAAGGACAGCCTAGCAATCCAGACCGAGATGTTCTCGGTTGGTGACATGGGTCACGCACATGGGCAAACCAGCTTCGCTCTCGGGGTAAAGACTCTACCCGATGGTCGGATGCCAAAGCCACCAGATCAGACGAACGCAAAGAGCAAACTCATCGCCTCCTACATCGCCCGGTTTCAGCTGGTCACGAAGGGCGGGCTCTACATCGATGGGTTTGCTGCTCCGCAGAGCCGGGATCACGAAGAAAGCTGGACTGCACGGCGCGTCTTAGAGATTCAACCGCCCCGCCTTCGAACCTTCTGGCTATGTGATATCGAGCCTCGCGGGCTTCTTCAGCTGAAGCGCCTCAAGGATCGCCATCACCGAAAACCGTCAAGTCGCCGGGTATTCGTCATTGAAGGTGACTTTAACCAGACAGTGAAGACCATATTGAAGAGCGATCGCCTGACGCGCAGAGCGGCGATCTTCGCACTTCTCGATCAGAGGAATACAGAATGTCATTGGTCGACAGTGAAGGCCTTGGCTTCCAGAGCTGGGGCGACCAAGATTGAGCTGCTCTACTTCGTCGGCACCTCCTGGCTCCATCGATCCCTCGCCACGTCAGAGCGTCCGGAACGTCTCGCAGAGATAGAGCGCTGGTGGGGCGGGCCCGGGTGGAGGGACCTTCTCGACCTGAAGCAAGCCGAGATGGTCAAGCGCATCGCGGACAGGTTTGCCCACGAACTTGGCTACCGGTTCGTCAAGGGCTATCCTATCACCCTTGACGAAGATGGGACAAAAGCAGCCTTCCACCTGATCCACGCGAGCGACCACCCGGCTGCCGGTGGTCTCATGGACCGGGCTTACCTAGAGATTTGCGGAGACCACCCAGAGGTCGATCTGGGCACCCAGCGGCGGCTCGCCCTCTAAACAGTTTCTGCTGCCAACTCTATTGTCAAACCTTGCAGATTCTGGTGGCGAGCCACA